ACGATGATGTAGACGCCGACGAGGTTGATGTCCAACAGCTATTTGACTATGTTGAAGGCTTGGAAGGTCAATTGGAAGAGGCTGCTAGCCTGATCGAACAGATGGCTGGTGCTCTTGAAGAAGCTGATGTGGATGGTATTGCGCTGAAGTATGAAGCGGCGCTCGGTATTATCCAGGAGACTGTGGGCCGGTATCAACTGTTGCAAGAAGCAGTCGGTGGCGAAGACAAAGCTAACGAGTTGATGGAAAGCCATCTGAATCAGCTTGAAAGCCGTGATGTTGCGGAATCAACTACCGATGACGGTAGCACCCTTGTTGAGGGGATTCTGAACGAAGATGGTGACAACTCTGGTGAGAATATGGCCGAGCACATGCGTCTTTTCGAAGGTGCCCGTTCACGTTTGAACCTAAACTAAGAATCTTGTGATATTATTAAGGAGGATATATTATGCAAGCTCAAGAAATTAACGCGCTTGGTAATCGTGGGAAAGCACTCGCAGAAGGCAAGTGGAGACCCCTCGTTGAAAGCATCGAGGATAGTTCCACACGCGAACTGACTGCTATCCTGTTGGAGAACCAGCGTCTGTTTGTTGACTCCTTGGAAGAGGATGTTCGGATTCAAAGCATTGGTTCTTTCGAGAAATTCGTTTTCCCGATTGTGCGTGCGGTGTTCCCGAACCTGATCGCCAAGGATATCGTTTCTGTACAGCCCATGACTGGACCCACTTCGTTGGTGTTCTATCTTGATGCTGTTTATGGTACCACTAAGGGTGGCGTTACCGCTGGTGACACCATGTTCAGTGCCCGTAAGGGTCACCTTGCGGACGATCAATACTCTTCAGAGGCTGTCTCTGGTGAGACCCTGAATAACGTATTTGCGGGTGGTACTGCGGCAGGCACTCTTGCCTTCCACTCAGCCCGTCCGGGTACTTTCTGGGCGACTGACGGAGTTGAGACCTTTACCGACAACGGTATCGGTGGCCTGATCGGTAGTGCGGCTGGTACTGGTACTATCAACTATGCAAACGGTGCGGTTTCGGTAACCCCGAATGCTGATCCGGGTAATGGTACTTCGCTTACTGTGAACTATTACTACAACTCTGAGGGATCTGACCAGATTCCTATCGTAGACATCAACCTGTCCAGTGTGCCGGTTCGTGCGATTCCGCACAAATTGCGTGCTCGCTGGAGCGTTGAAGCTGCTACCAACCTGAAAGCTATCCATGGTATGGATGCTGAGTCTGAGTTGGTTGCGCTGCTCTCCGAGAAGATCCGGTGGGATGTGGATCGTCGAATCATCAACGATTTGTTCACCATCGCTTCCGCTGGTTCGGTTACCTGGAATAAGCCTGCTCCTGCGGCTATCTCCTACAACGATCACAAACAGACCTTCATCGACGCACTTATTGAGGCGAGTAACCTCATCTTCCGTGCGACTCGTCGGGGAACTGGAAACTTCGTTGTTTGCGGTACCAACGTGGCGAACGTCATTGAGTCTCTCTATGGCTTCCGTCCACAGGCTGTGGCTGGTAACGGTGTTGTGTTCGTAGGTACTTTGCAGGGTCGCTGGTCGATCTACAAAGATCCTTATATGGATGCTGACACGTTCCTCGTGGGCTGGAAGGGTTCTAGCTTCCTCGAAGCTGGATACGTATACGCACCTTACGTGCCGCTGTACACCACTCCGACTTACGTCCTTGACGACATGTTGAACCGTAAGGGGATGATGAGTCAATACGGCGTGAAGGCGATTAACGGCGACTTCTATGCTACTGGGCAAGTCACCTACAACATCTAAGGTGTTTGTTTAGTCGCGCTAGTGTGAACTTAGCCCCGCTTCGGCGGGGCTTTGTCTTTATTAACCGAACGAATTGGAGGACCCAATGGCTGATAGCAGACCGCAAAAATATGTTTACGCTCCGAGAACCCCGAGACCAACGAATGTTTGTTTCAATGGTGTGTCGTTTCCAGTGATGCCGGGAGACGTTATCCGTTGTTACCCTGAGTTTATTGCTGCGTTTATCCCCGAGAAGGATTACCGAGAAGTCCCCAAGGGGAGTAAGAAAGATTTGCAACCGATCAAACACAATATTCCGAAGAGTCCGATCTTTCTCCGTCCCGACCCAACCGGTGGTTTGCCGATGAGGTCGGACCCGTCAGTTGGACCCAGATTGCGAGAATTGCTCCCGAAGGGTCCTATTTCTCCAGCACTTGTAGACGACATTGTGATTGATAACCCCTATGACATGGGTCTTGATGAGGAGACTCTGGATATGGGAACTTCGCTGGATGTTCCTTCTGCCCCTGAGCCGAAGACTGAAAGCCTGACTACAACTCCTCCTGGTGAGCGAGTTGATGCTGAGAAGGAAGCTGCTGACGAGCTTGAAGCCGACCTAGAAGTTCTCGAAGAAGAGGTTCCTGAGCCGGTAGTTGAAGAGGAGCGTGACCCAGATCTTCCGGATATCCCCTCGAAGACAGCTTTCCGCAAAATGGGTAAGGAAGATCTCCGTGCCCTTGTGATTTCTCATGGGATCGAAATCCCAGAGGACGCTGCTCGGGGAGTGATTGTGGATCTTGCGTGGCCGGTATTCTACGGCGAGGAGTAAAGCATGGTCGAGACGTGCAAATTCAACGAAGGTTACGTCATGGACTGGATCAACAAGAAACTTGGTGCTCCAGCGGTGTGCGTTGAGCTTGAGGAAACTCAGGTTAAGTACATTATTGATGATGTTATCGAGCTTTTCCAAGAGTACAGACCTAAGGAGCTTTATGTTGGTCAGCAGTATCAGCGAGGATATCACTACATTACTGCCCCGGAAGACGCTATTGGGATCTTGGATGTGGAATTTGTGCGTAACGATTATCAGTCCTATGAAAGTATTGAGGGGGCGTTGCTGTACGACCCCTTCTACTTCCTTTCTGCTGGTGGTATCTCTGGTATCGACGTACAGACCTATGACTTGGTTCGCCACTGGACGGAGATTATCGCACGGGAATTTGGTTCTGAAGAAGGCTATATCCCTCTTGACGACGGAAACCTGTACATGCAGGTACCCGGAACTTTCGATGTAACTTTCAAATGGGCTATGCCCTGGACCGGGTTGTGTGACATGCACCGCCCCTATCAGCAAATCTTTTTGAAGCTAGCTCTTGCGAAGTCCATGGTTGTTCTTGGTAATATCCGAGGCAAGTTTAACCAGGGCGTACCGGGTGCTGGGGGTATGGTTCAACTTGATGGTGACTGGATGCGTCAACAAGGACTAGCAGATGAAGAAAAGTATACTGAAGAATTGAAGCGGATCAGCCCGCACTTTCTTCCTTCTTTGGGGTAACAAATGGCATTATTTGCGTGTGAACAAGACCGAAAATTTCTGGAAGGCGTTAATGCCGAGATGTACGAACTGTACATGCAGAAGATTGATGTGTATAAACTACACTTTCGCACGGGAACAAGTAACGATGTTTATCACGAAGATGTAAACAGAGACATCCCAGATAACCCCACGTATAGGGTAGAAGCCTATGTTAATGTTGCAGATAACGGTATCGCCTCCTTGTACAAACAGGGTCAACAGATTGATCGTCAACTTTGGTTGTACTTTAGTCGAAAACTCATGGAGAATGTGCTATCTGAAATGGGCTTGGACAAATACGGGGATGTCCCAACTGATGGTGATGTCGTAAGAATCCAGGATACCTTCTGGGAAATTATAACTGTTGACCCCGAAGGTTTTCACATGAATGACCGTCGTTTCCCGTTTGATTATCAGGCTAACATTGTACCTTGGCAAAGATCTGTTACACCTAAGGGTGGAGATGTCGAAGAATACAGGCGTTATTAATGGCCTATTCACGGAGTTTTTCCTCTCGAATAAGACGTTTCGTACAAAAAACCCTACGTAAGATTCGAATTAAAAGAGAGAGCGATGAAAAGCCCTCTCTGGCTACTAGTCCCGAACTTATTATGAACAAGGACCGCATGGCTATGGGGGGCCTTGGTCGAGACTTAGCCGAAGAATTCGCTGACGATTTAAGAGCCATTATTGAACGTCAATTAATCGCTTGGATGCCTCTCAGTAGACCGTATAAAGCCTATAAACGTCGGATGGGACTAGACCCCCGGATACTGATTGCTACTGGGAGGTACATCAACTCTATCAAGCCGATGGAACAACCAGATGGAACTTGGCTGGTTTCGGTTCCTGCGGAACCGCTCAGGCCGGGGAGCAAGCATACACTAAAGGATCTCGCCCGGTGGCTAGAGTACGGAACCCGCACGATGCCTGCCCGCCCACATTGGCGTCCTGCTAAGAATATATGGCGAACTAAGATTTATCAAATGAAGCGTCGTTTGCAGTTCAACATGGTTAACGAGCTTCGTAAGCAGGGTTTTAAGTAATGGCTGAACACTATAGTCCCGTACCAGGATTCGATGGTCAAACAAGACCCGTCGCACGCGAACGGGTAGAAAACTATGATGTTATCTTCCGTCACGACCATGCCTTGATGAACTATTTCCAGTTTTGGACTACGTTTAGGGATAAGACAACGGATACCCTACACGAGCAATTGGTCCCATCGGTTTTTGCTTCTCCTCGTAGGGAGTGGTCTGAGAACGATTTCACTGAGGACGATAACACTAGATACACAGCTATGGCTTGGGAAGGGGATTTCTATCCTACTCAGTTGGAACGGATTGGATACCCCTCGATTGCTATTACCCGGCTTGATATCAGCTTTGACCAAGTACGTTGGACCTACGCCCCCTGGCGTAGGCTGCTTTATTCTAATGACTTGAATTTAATCATGGAAGCTAATTTTCCATTGCCATATAATTTCAGTTATCAATTCGACTTTTGGGTGTTGGAACAAGCACACCTAAACATGATGATGGAGCAGTGGGCGCGTAAGTTCCCCCGGCCAACTCATTATTTAGATGTTCAGTTTCCTCCTCCATGGGGTGTCCAAGGAGTTCACATGCAGGGAACCCCCGTGTTCTCAAACACTTCCATCTTAGAGGGTGGAGAGCAGCAACGGGAGCTTCGTGGTGTGGCTACAGTGAATGTTATGGGGTGGATTCCGCTCCCAAGTCGTTGGGTTAGAACCATCCAAAAGATTTCTGTAGACGTGATTGATGAGTCGTCACAAGATATTCTGGCTGCGTATGAGACGGAGCTTGCGAGCAAGCAACTCTACTGGGAAACCGGGGATAAAGAACAGGTGTTGACATGGAAGTAAAAAAAGTTAAAGGCCCAGCTATTTCTCATGATGAAGCAGAACTTACGCTCAAGCGGTTGAAGGCGAAAAAGATCAACATCGAACAGTTCCGCAAGGGAATGGAAGTTGAGCAGGAACACGGGTCCAAGCTTGGGCGTAAAACAAACGTTACCAAGGGGAGTTTTGGCAAGGTGGGCCGGATTGCTCTAGCTCATCTGAAAGAAATTCCAGACTACTACACCCGCCTGGATAAGATGGAGAAACAAGCTAAGCACGGGAAGAAGTTACACTGGTCCCAGAAGAGGACGGGTGGAAAAGAAAATGAGAAGGCTGAAATGAGCGAAGCCCAGGTGAACAACCGAAGTCTTGTTCTAGCTGCTAAGCGAGGTAAATACTGGCTTAACACGGCTAAAGGACAAGCCTCAGGGTCGGCGCAGGCTACTTCGGCTTCTTCTGGTGGGGGAGCAGGTATGAGTGAAGAAACCAGAGAGTATTTGATCAACAGAATTGCTGAAACAACCACTTCTGGCGCGATTGGCGGTAGGCCCATGCCTATGGCTGGCAACGCCGATGATCCCGCTTTTGGGGGTCGAAACCGGTTCAACCGCAAACAATTGAAGTTTGCTGTAGACCAATTGATTGGCGTAAGTAAGAAGTCTGTGCGCCACCCGCTAGTCTAAGTGATTTATTGTACGTAATTGGAGGATCATATGGATCGCTACCGCATAATTGGAAAGACAAAACAAATAACTTCGGTTTACTTGAAGGATACGGATAGCGATAAGCTCTCCCAACACAGAATTATTCTGGGTAAACAAATCGAGGTAGATGAAAACCAGCTTACATTTCACGTGGATCGTCTCCTAGCTAGGAAACAAATCCAGCTTGTACGTTTGGGAAATACCCCGGAAGTAGTTACCGCCCTGGGATTCGCAGAAAACGGAGACGCTCCTGAGTTCTTTGTTTCTGAGGAAACCGCAGGTGTCAACATTGTTGAAACTCAATCGGAAGAAGCTATCGCCCCCAGAAAACGTGGGCGTAAGAAGAAGACTACATAAGACCTTTCTAGGAGGATAAGACTATGGCCGTTTATGTTTCTCCAGGTGTTTACGTTCGAGAGGTAGACCTTTCGTTGTACATTCCTGCTCTGTCCACTACTATTGTGGGTATGGTTGGAACGTCTAACAAAGGACCGACTCAAACACGTACCTATATTACCAACCAGCAACAGTTTATCGACGTGTTCGGTGAGCCGGATTCCAGCATTGGTTTCGAGAGCTATGCCGCACTCCAGTATCTCCGCCGTGGTCGTCAGCTTTGGTTCGTGCGGGTAGTCGGCCCCAGTGCCGCTGCTGCCGACGAGAGCTTTACCTATGAAGATGTCCAAGCCCAAGAAATTGCGAATACGGACCCCGATGGCATTCTGTTGACTTTTGCTGACATTGATGCTGGTGGTGCCGTTCTTGGTTCCCTTCCTGTACTCCCAGGTTCGGTAACGTTTACGGTCACAATCGGTGCTGCGGACTACGAAATCCCGGATGATGGAGACGGTGCTCTTTTCCTGACTGATGTCGCTCTAACCGGCGATGTTACCGGAACTATCGACTATGTAACCGGGGCGTGGACCCTGGTCTTTGTAGCCGGTGATGAGCCTGACGACACTACTGACATCTTGGTTGACTACAGCAACGCTACCGCAGCGTTTGTAGCCGAAGCCCTGAGTGAGGGTGAGTGGGGTAACAACATCTCGATTCATATCGAGCCGGGTACCCAAGGAACCTCTTCACGCATCGTGGTTTACTACGAAGGTAACGTGGTTGAGCGTTGGGATAGCGTAAACCTGGATGACACCAGCGACCGCTATGTCGAAACTGTGATCAATGGGGTTTCGGACTTCATCACGGTTACTGTGGACGCTCTGATCCCCACAGCATCACTTTTGCTGCCGATTGACTTCTACACCCCGGTATTGCTGACTGGTGGCGACACAGATGCCGCAAACATCCTTGCCGCAGACATCATTGGTCAGGCATGGGATGTTGGTTTGGCACAGCCTACGGGTATGCAACTCTTTGCTTCCCCGGCTGCGGTGGACCTTAATCTGATAGTTGCTCCTGGCTGGTATGACATCGCTGTAGTAAATGCCCTGATCCAGCTTTGTGAAGCCCGCTATGACTGCATGGCAGTAATTGATCCGCCGAATGATCTGACCCCGCAAGAGGTTGTAGACTGGCATAACGGACAGGGAATTTGGGACGGACAACACGCTGCCCTAAATAGTTCATATGCTGCTCTGTACTACCCCTGGGTTAAGATCTACGATAACTACAACGGGCAGTACGTGCTAACCCCACCGTCCGGTCATATCCTGGCTGTCTATGCCTTCACTGACCAGACGACTGAGAGTTGGTTCGCTCCTGCTGGTCTGAACCGGGGTCGTGTGATCTCGGGTATCGACGTGGCTTATGGCCCGACTCCTGGGGAGATGGATCTTCTCTATGGTGATGGCAATGCGGTTAACCCCATTGCTAGCTTTACCAAGGACGGCATCGTGGTTTGGGGTCAACGTACCCTGCAACGTAAACCTTCGGCTCTGGATCGGGTTAACGTTCGCCGCCTGATGCTGTATCTCCGGAAGGTGATTTCAACCTCGGTACGCTACCTCGTCTTCGAGCCTAACGATGAGAAGACTTGGAAGCTCTTTGGTCACCTCGTGATCCCGTACCTGAATGAGGTTCGTCAGCGTCGTGGTCTGTACGACTTCCGCGTGAAGTGCGATGAAACAACCAATACTCCTGAGGTTATTGATCGGAATGAGATGAAGGCCCAGATCTTCTTGAAACCGGTTAAGGCCGCTGAGTTCATCCAGGTTGACTTGGTTATCACTTCAACTGGTGCGAACTTCGACGAAGTACTCTACTAAAGGTAGGCTAAGGTGGGCAAGCACGTAAAGCACTGGCGCGAGTTATCTAGGAAGAGTCGTAGACCCTTCCCAGTTAATACCCGTGAAGTCGAACCTGCTGTTCGGGAAGTAACGCAAAAAGCTTACCGGGCACATATGTTGGCTAAGAAGCGGGATAAACTCAAAGAGGCGCTGGTTGAAATGCGGCTTCACCCCAAAGACTTTGCTCATGTTGCTGCTGGTGGGAGTATCTCCCACCTCCAGCGACTGGGTTCTTATGGTCGAAACATCGTCCGAACCACCAAACGTGATTTCAGAGGAATCCATAAGCAACAAGGGGTTCGTAAAGATACTGCCTTTGCTGCTGGAACGATTGCGGCTGGTGGTCAGAAATACCGTACTCCGCAGTTCCAAGGGGTTATGAAGAAGGATGCTGCACGGCACAAACAGGCCCGTGCAATGCAATATCGTTATGGTGGAGATCTCTCCACGAAAATTGGAGCCGGAGTTCTGGCGGCAGGGGTTGCTGCTAGAGGATTTAAAGCGTACAAAAATTGGCGTCGAAAAGCTTCGGCTCGTCCGAAGTTCAGGGGGTATGACATCTACCCTGAGCATAGTTATTCTGCGGTGGGTATACAGCCCTACAATC